TTCTAAGGAGTAAAGCTATGGACGATAAGATGATGCAGCAGTTGCTGCAATCTTACAACGCACCAATGACGGCAAGGAACGCCAATCTAGCGAGAGAGTTCTTTGCTGCTAATCCAGATATCGCCGAACGACGTGCAATGGGAATGCGTGGTTCTGCTCTGGATGATAACAGTGATTTACTCAGCTCTTATTTGGATAAAGTAATTGCTGAATCAACCATCCCGCAGGGGCGTGTAGAAGTTGGTGCGCCCCGGCTAGCAGATTCTCCCCCTGCTACCACTAACTCCGCTCCTGCGGGAACTGCTCGTCCCTCTCCTCCCTCTCGTCCTACTAAGCGTGGGGCTGAGAATCTTGGGGAGACTGGTGGAGAGCCAATGGTAAGTGGTAGGGATTCGATGAAGCCGAATCCTTATCCGACCGTCCGTGATCCTCGTGATACTGCTACCTTTGGTGTTGATCCACAGACCAGTGCTGGTGGAAGCTCTGGTGGTGGTTTGTCAGATTGGCTTCTTGCTGCACTTGGTTTGTCCAGTCTTGCTGGCAAAGGCATGATGAATGGACAAGCTCGTCTTCCTGCCCCTAATCCACCAAGCGACACCAAGTTGCTGACTGGTCCTGAACAAAAGCGATTGGGATATGAGCCTAAGCTAGAAGATCAGGATTATGCTAGAGTACAAGGCCGTCGGGACACAGAGTATCCTTCCGGCGCACCTAAATTAGATGAGAAAGCTGTTCAGCGTTCTCGTGGAATGTTCCAAGACCCTGCCGAAGTAGAGCGTATGAAGGCAGAAGTGGAAGCTGAGAATCGTCTTCTTATGGAACAAGCTAAACAACTTCAGGATCAACGAGAAGCTGAAGCTTTAAAATTGAAGAAGCAAAAGCTGGCACAGGAAACTGCTCGTGCTGCAAAACAAGCTGTCGGACGTCGATAACGACGTTGTTCTAGTTCTAGCGGACGGCTCAGAAGTTCTAAAGAACGGAGCCGTCCGCAAGAAACAATTAGTGCCACAAGCCGCGGCTCGATTCCATCAAGAAGTGGAGTCGGGCCGCAAGGCTGCTCAGACTTTGCAACGAATGAGTCGTAAGCTAGGCGATCTTCCCGACATCCCTGAAAAGATGAACCCAATCGCTGCGGTTCTGTTGTATAATGCAATAGGTCTATCCAATGCAGACATTGCGACAGCGCTCGGTGCTTCGGAAAGTCAGATCGAGCAACTCAAAGCTTCTGAACTCTACGCTCAACTCTTCGACCTCTTTGACAAATCCGTCTTTGAAGACGCAAAAAGAAACGCTCGCCACATTATTGCAAAGGCTACTGACAAAGCCGCGACTCGTCTTGTTGACGCACTCGACAGTGACGACGTTGGTACACGCCTCGCAGCAAGTGACCGTGTGCTCAAATATGGAGCCGTCTCTCTAGAGCAAGAGACAAATCGTCTACCTGGTGGCTTGAAGATTGTGATCGAGAAAGCTGACGCATCCACTGATAGGATCACATTGAATATAGGAGATACAAATGGCTGATCCGAGTGATATCTATATTGGTGGTGCGTATGCGGGATATCGTGATCACAGTGGTACAGTTACGACTTCTTATACCACCATCATGAATGAGAACGCTTCTAGGGTTCGATTTAGTTTGACTAATCGGGCGACGAATACAACGAACATCACCATCAAGTATGGAACCACGGAACAGGTCCTCGTTCCGGGTGCGTCATTCGAGCGTGCTCCTATAACTGGTGGCGTTTGGGTTGGAGCTATCCTTGCTAAAGGTGCAAGTGGCGGCGAACAGCTTGACGCTGAGGAGGCGTAATTATGGGTCTGTCACTCAATAATCCCTTTGTGCTGACATACAACAAGATCATCGCCGCCCTCGGCTTTGTTCCAGGTGTGTCTAGCACTACTGCTGTCTTCACTGATCTAGTGACGGATTCTATTGCTGGAGATAATCTAGTCATTGATGGCAATGGTTATCTAATTGGCAGCGACAATGTCCTTGCTCCTGCTCAGTCGTACTTCTTTAATAGCACCAGCAAGGCTGCTATTCTCAAGAGCTATCTTGAGAATACCATTATACATGTCCCTTTTTGGGGACAGTCCTTGGCTAAGTATGGTGGCACTTACACGCCAGTCACCATCAACACGACCCAATCACGAACGGGTAAGGTCATCATTCCTGATGTGGGAATGTTCCCATACGGACAGCCTTGGTTCGCTGTAAAGGATGCAGTAGACGAATACTATACATCAGGCGATGTTAATCAAGGCAGCACCTCAGCGGGCGCTGCTTTCACTTACATGGTCGGATTTGGTAATCGACTTTATGACCTTATCTATGCAGCCTTCGGGGTCGGCCCCACTATTCTACTCACGGTAGACGCTCTTGAAGGGCAGTCTATTCAGGACCTTGGGCCGGGTTCCAACACTGGTGAGTATCTTCTTCAGAATATGGTCTATGCTAAGGCATATGCTAAGAGTGTAGGCAAGGCAATTGACATGCCATTTGCTCGTTGTGAGCAAGGCAATGCCGACTTCCTCTCTATGTCTGGATGGCAGCATATGCTGTGGTACATCCAACTCCAGAAGATGTTGACTCGGGCTCGTGGTGATATCTACGGTAATCCATATGACGTCTTGCTCTATGTGAAGCAGGTTGCGTCGGCTCGCACTTCTATTGGTGACGTCTCTGAAATCACCAAAGTCCAGTATGAGCTTCCTGAGAAACTGCCGCATCAATTTCGTCTTATCTCTCCGGACGACGACCTAATCCACGAAGACGGCACTCACATGAATAGTGCCAACTACGACATTCGTGATGCTCGTGATGCTGAATTCGTCTTCAAGGATCAGTATGCTGGAGGCATTCCGCCCTTCAAGACTTATCGCGCTTGGTGGACTAGCTCTACTGTGGCCCAATTCGAGGTCGCTGTAAAAGATGGTCCAATTGTTCTGGACTATACCTACAACAGTGCTGTCGTCACGGCGGACGCTGCTACGGATGTGTTCACTTGGACTGGAAGCAATCTAGTCAATGGAACACAGATCATGTTCACCAATTCTGGTGGTGCCCTTCCTTCTGGCATCTCTGCGGGGGTTCGTTACTTCACTGTAAGCGGCACAGCTAATACCTTCAAGGTATCGGCTACTTCTGGAGGTGCTGCCATTGATATCACGACCAACGGTACAGGCACTCACACTGCATATGCTGGTGGTTTTGGTATTCAGTTTGACGATGATAGTGGCGCCCCTCCTTATGTAAGTGCGTTGTCGATCGTCGATTCCGGAGTCAATAGTGGTACAGTCACGTTTGATTCCACCACTGATATCATGACTTGGACGAACGTAGTTCTCACCAACAACCGCACCATTACCTTCACTAACTCTGGCGGTGCTCTTCCTTCGCCGTTGGTGGCCGGCACTACTTACTACGTCATCAACGGCACTACTGGCTCTTGTCAGTTGAGTGCTACGAGCGGTGGTGCAGCAATCAATCTGACTACTAATGGAACCGGCACGACTACAGCCACCTTTAGTAGCACGGCTCCTGCTGGACGAGCCGTGATTCAAGTTACTCTCTCGGCTGCCCCTGCTTCTTATGGCCGCAAGCGATTCTTGTTTGGGCTTCTGCAAGGTCCTGCGGGCACTAGCCCTGGAGCTTATGGTGGTGCCCGAAATGTCATCCGTGATAGTGCCACCGGCACCATTGCCCATGATCGTACTAATGCTGCTGTCACCTTCAATCTCTATAGGTGGATGGCAAAGCATGAAGTCATGATGCCCTCTTAATAGGACACCAATCATGTTGACTCGTCGAGCAATCACTAAGTCTGCCAACAGTAATCCAAAAGCAATCACACAGTTGATGACTGCAAATGAGTACACACTACTCACTCATGCAGACGTCACTGCTGTATTTGATGCAAAGCGAGTGCAGGCTCGCGCTGATAAGTATGTGGTCACTTGGTACAGCCGTGTATTGGGAAGCGGGGGTGCTGAACAGATTGCATATGCGTCGGACTGGCTGCATGGACTTGTTTATTACCCAACTACGGATAGCCAATATGGTATTTGGTTTGGGTATTTGAACGATGCCACAACCGTAAACACGAACCACACCACCATGCTAGGCAACACTGCATTTGTGTTGCCTTCTGGTAGTTGGTATGTGGCGGACCTTAGTGCTGTTGCTACTCCCGCTGCGGTTTGTGTTTCTTGGGCAACCAGTGATTCTACAACACAGCTTGCTAGGGCATTTGATAGCTCTGGACGCATCCGCCGTTATTACGATTATTCTGCTACTCTGTCTCAGAGTACGTCTACTCCTAACGACGGTGCTCTCCATCTTTGGGAAGATACCTTTGATGGAACTAATTGGGTGTCATACAAAGATCGCACACAAGAAGTTACTGCTTCCACGGCCATGCCTTCGATCACGGATCGTAAGATTCGAATGAACTCAGTCAACAATGGTGGCTCTACTACTGGTTTGGCTAAAGGATACCGAGAACTCTTTGTCGTCGGTGCCCCTACTACCAGCCTCCGCACGGCTGTTAAGAATGTGGTTGCCGAGAGGCATCCGGGACTTGTGTTGGCTTAATGCCTATTAAAGAATTCCGTGTCATCGAAGGAAGTGAGCAGCTCAAGTTCCTCACTTCCTCGATGGAAATTGCTGGATATACAGGAGGGTTTGGTAACGGTAAGACTGCCGCGTTGTGTGTTGACGCCTTAACGGTGGCAACAAATTACGAGAACGCACGTGTCCTTGTGGGAAGGGCTACACGTCCGAAGCTCGAAGACTCGACTAAGCCGGAAATGCTAAAGTGGGTAGCAGAAGATTGGGTTAGTTCCTGGCCTAGCGACCGTAAGAACAATCTGGTGCTTAAGAACGGCACCCGAATAGAGTTCAGACACGTTCGTCAGGAAGGTAAGGGCAAAGGTGAAGAACAATCCAATCTTCTCTCTGCGACGTATGATGCAATCTATGTCGATCAGATCGATGACCCCGAATTCAGTTATAAAGACTTTGCTGATCTTATTGGCCGCCTTCGTGGAACTGCTCGCTACACTGGTGATAATCCTGCTATGCCTAAAGTTGGGCCGCAGCGTTTTAGATTTACTGCTAATCCTACACGCAATTGGCTGTTCCGTGAGGTTGTAAATCCATTCTTTGTCTACAAGAAGACAGGGATTGTAACACAGAAGCTGTTGGTGGATCGTGCTGGCAAACCTATCATCGAAGTCTTCAATGCACCGACGCAAGCGAATTCACGAAACACTGGAGCACGCTATGCAGAACGCATGGAAAGTGTGTTTCGTGGTTCTATGGGTACTCGTTACATTAAGGGAGACTGGTCGGCGTATGAAGGACTAGTCTATCCTGACTTTGATGAAACTGTCCATGTCGTACAAGCAAAAGAACTGAGAGAATTCATTGAGCAAGCCATTGTGAGAGGCGAAGTCGGTGTCTTGGAAGGCTATGACTACGGCCAAGCACAGCCCTCTTGTTATGGTCTTGCGTTTGTAGACACTGCCGGAGACATCTTCCTTGTCGATGGCTACTATGAGTCCAACTTCCTAATCAAGGATCAAGCACGAAGGATCAAACAAATCCGGAATGATTGGGGAATTGTGCCAACTGAACCAATCCTAGCTGATCCTCAGATATTCAAGAGCCGAAATGCCAAGGCTGATAGCATCGGTGAGACAGTAGCACAGATATTCAGCAGCGAAGGCATCGATATGCGTCCGGGATCGAATGCAATCGAGGCTGGTATTGCTAAAGTAGCCAGTTATTTGCAGGTAGACTCTCGGCATCTACATCCCATCAAGCGCACATTTGGCTCTCCCCGTCTGCATATCTCATCTGAACTAGAGTTCGTGCATAATGAGTTCGCTGACTACTACTGGAACAAGAATCTGCAAGGTGCCAACGTAGATAAACCAAGAGACGTCAACGATCATGCGATGGATATGATAAAGTACATGCTTTCTAAGCGTGGTCGTGTGATCGGCATGGTTAAGGCAATTCATCCCGGCGGCATCAATCCACGAATGATGCAGTGGGGTGAGATTGAGTATGCAGAGAAGCAGGAATTCAAGCCAAGGCATCGGAGTTACTGATGGCAAACGATACCCAAGCTAACATTGATGCAACTATCGAATCGACTAGCAGCCCTGAGCAGGTAAATCAGGAGCAGGCCGCTCTTGCAGCGGAGCAGCGGCCAAAGAATCTCTATCGGATCGATCCGAAGAACAAGGTTCCCGTCTCTTACTACGAAGGCGCGGCTTGGAAGGGACGCAAGACCGCCGGATTGAAGAATCTCTCTGGCCTGTTCGAGTCTTGGCAAGAAGCTGAGAGCTATTATACTAATAGCCAGATGGAGCATCGCCGTGCCACTGATGGACAGTGGAAGGGCAACGATGTTGTCAGCAAGAACAAGAACCGCAAGTTCTCATCTACTGAGAACATGGTATACTCTACGGTCAACGCCGAGATCCCGTCGATCTACGCCAAGAATCCAAATGTTGAAATCACTGCTCAGTCGGCTGACCAAGAACCCATCGCTGTTGGATTGAAGCATTTTATCAACAACCTTGCGTCTCGCAAGGATGCTCCTGGCATCAATCTCAAGCCCAAGATTCGCAAGTCCGCAATGCGTGCGAGCTTGATGAATGAGGCATGGGTTATGATCGGATACACTCTTAAGGAGTACAGTGCCGATCAAGCGAGAGAAGACCTTGCCAGGTTGGCGAAGGAGCTAGAGGAAGCCAAGGATGAGAAGGAAATCCTTCGCATTGAAGGCGAGCTTATGGCTTTGGAAGAGTCCGTTGATTTGCTTGATCCAAGTGGTCCATTTGTAAAGACCGTCCGTGGCGATCAGGTCATCGTTGATCCTGCATCGGTTGAGGATGACCATTCAGACGCCAATTGGATCATGGTCAAGATGATGCTTCCTACCAATTATCTGAATGCTCGCTTTCGCCAACCTGATCCCAAGAATCCCGGACAGTATGTGTCGGCTTATCAAGCAACGCATATTGTAGATGCTGCTACTCAGGGTGGGGGTGTTAATCAAGAACAACAGGAGATCGATAACTTCCACATCTTCGATGCTGGCAAAGACAATCCTCGTGAATATGGCTATGACAACCGTAGTTCTTATGAGCGTGCCAAGATGACTTCCGTCTGGTACTGCTTTGATAAGATCAAGCGTCGATTCTACATGTATGCTGACAACGACTGGACTTGGCCAGTTTGGGTATACAACGACCCTTACCGTCTGCCGCTGTTCTTTCCTCTCAAGAAGCTGATGTATCACACTGATCCCAAGAAGAATCGCACTCGTGGTGAGGCAAGTCATTACTTGGATCAGCAGGATGAACTCAATACCATCAGCGATGAAATGAATCGTATGAGGACGATTTGTCGAGATAAGGTCCTGTTCGATCCTGAATCCCTAGACCAAGCAACGGTTGAGAACATCTTCCTTGATCCTAATCGAAAGGCAGTCGCTGTTAAGGGTCTGTCTGAGAGAGGCGTAGATAAGGTAATCGCTCCCCCGCCACTTCCTAATATGCAGTATCAGCATCTTTGGGATCGCTCGGCCGCTATGTCTGTAATCAATCAGATCAGCGGTCTTGGTGATGCCATGCGAGGTGAGCAATTCAAGACTAACACGACGAACCAAGCTATTGAGTTCTACAATAGCACGACCGGCGTGCGTCTTGATGAGAAGCGTGATGCCATCGAGGACTTCATTGGAGAAATCTGTTCTGATGTGATCTTCCTTTGCCTTCAGTTCATGCCTATTGAACAGATGGCTAAGATTGCTGGCCCACAGTATGCACAGAATTTCGCTGGTCTTCGTAATATGGGGCCAGACGAAATCCGTGACACCTTCAACATCCGCATCGCCGGCGGTTCTACCCAGAAGCCAACGTCTTCGGCCAAGAAGGCTGAAGCCCTACAGATTGCTCAAATCCTTGGGCAGTTCGCCCGCTCCAATCCATATGCCGGTATTCTGGCTACCAAGGTAATGGAGCGTGCTTTTGATACCATCACCATCGAAGCCTATGAATGGCAGATGATGACTCAGATGGCGATGGCTACGCTTCAGCAAGGGAACAACAATCCCGATGCTGGACCGGGGCATGAAGAACCAACTGGTGAAGGACCTGACAACGAAGGAGGCAAAGACGTAAAGGAAGACGAAGACGCAATGGTTCAAGAGATCATGAAGAGAGCAGAGCAAGCTGGTAAGCCTATTAGCGAACAGCAGGCTCGTGAGGCACTACGCAAGCGAATGCACTAAGGAGAACACACATGGCTGGTGAAAACGACGACTATCAAGATGATATCGACAACAAGCAGGAAGGACAGGATGACAACCAGAACCTTCCTAGCTCTGATGATATCTCTGCGGCACTAGACAAAGAACTCGATGCCTTTGTTAAGGACACTGGCGATGACAGAACTCGTCAAGCTCCGGTTGATCGAGCCGGACGACAGACGCAAGATGAAGGTCAAGATCAGACAAAAGCGAAAGGGCGCGCACAGGAAGGAGACAACCAAGATCGCCAGCCTCCCACTCGCGGACAAGGCACTGATCGACTTGCTCAAGACGACACGTATGCACCGCCTCCGCGACAGTACGGATCGCGATTTCGCACAGATATCCGAGGCAACATTGTCGATGCGAACGGACAGATCGTAGCGCGCGCAGGACAGGAACGCCGTCTATTTGATCGTGTGCATCGGCATTTCCAAGATACTGATAAGCAGCTTGAAGCCGTCACTACTCGATTGAAGGCGTTTGAAGACGCGGATCAATCTGCCGTCAAAGCCGGCCTAACGCTTGAAGAGCGCGGCATGGGGCTGCGCTTGGTCGCCGCCTTCAAGACGGACCCAAAGGCGACGATCCGTTTTATGTTGCAACAGGCACAACAGCGTGGTACTGATGTAAGCGATATCGTACAGGGCGGCGTCGGTCTGACCATCAACGATATCGAGAATGTAATCAAGACCCGACTTCAGGAGGCTCTGCAACCTTTCCAGCCTATTGTTGAAAACACTAGGCAGCAAGCAGAACAACAGCAGATGTACGAGGAAGCTCGTGCTCAGTTGTCAGAGTTCTACGAAGAATTCCCACAGTCTCGTCCCCATGCAGCGGTTATCGCAAACATCATGGGTGAGCGCAACCTCTCAATGAGAGAAGCGTGGGCAGAACTTCGTGTTGCAGCAGCCGAAAATGGTTGGGACTTGAACAAAGACCTTGTGTCTCAGGCACAAGCTACGTTGGAGCGTAGTAAGAATCCTACTGGTGGTGGACGAAACCAGCAACGACTACCGGACCTTAACGGCCGTGGAACAGTTAATGGCACTGTGAGCGCGAGACAGCGCCGCATGGCTGACGTGGATGATTCTTATGACTCCATTCTGAATGGTGTCCTTCAAGATGTCCTCGGAACTTAGTTGCAGTTTGTCTAACACTTAGAGGATTCAAATGCTTAGTACCTACGCATCCGGTACTCTCGATACCATCATCCATTCGATGCTTGATCGCAGCCGCAAGAAGCTCATCTTCGCTGCGATGAAGTCGAATGCGTTCGTCGCTTGGGCGTTCGCTTCCAAGCGCGTCGAGACTGAGACTGGCGCCAATATTACGAACCCGCTGACCGTTGGTCGTAATCCGAACATCTCGTCTTATCAGTACTACCAGACGCTGCCTGTCAGCCAGACCAACGAGTTCACCACCATCAAGTATGGCTGGTCGCGCGTTGCTGGCACGGTCATCATCTCGGATCAGGAAGAAGACGAGAACCAGGGTGATACTGCTATCTTCAAGCTTCTCAAGAGCAAGATGCAGGTCCTTGAAGAGTCGATTCAGGAGAAGTTCTCTTCTTATCTGTATGCGACTGGTTCTGGTGCCGATCCGAACGGCCTTGGAAACCTGATCCCGGATGATCCGACGACGGGTTCGATTGGTGGCATCTCTCGCTCCACTCAGGCTCAATGGCGTACTTCGGCGTATCAGTTCTCCGGTGGTCTGGATTCGTCCAACATCGAAGAGGCACTTGATGATGTTCTGATGGATCTTACTCTCAAGGGTGAGAAGCCAACTGTCATCTTCATGGGCCGTAACCTGATCCGTCTGTATCGTCAGGCTGCTCGTGATCGTATGTCGTTCGCTCTCTCGGACACGAAGAATGGCGAGCGCATGTTTGATCTGGGATTTGGTGGTCTTACCCACAACAATATCCCGATCATCTATGACGAAGACTGCGGCGTTAACCGTGCGTACTTCATCAATGATAAGTACATGCGTCTCCACATTCTGAAGGGCGTCAACATGCGTCCGAAGAAGCTGACCTCTCCGTGGAACATGGATGCCACCGGCAGCCGTGTTGTTTGGCAGGGCCAGTTCTGCATCTGGAAGGCGTATCGTACTCACGGCCTCATCCGTAACGGTACGACTGGTTAAGGAACAGAACATGGGCATCCGTGTTGAATACACAATCCACGAACTTCCTCCTTCGTATGTGACGAAGGAGAAGGTGTACAAGTACGTCCCTTCCGAAGACGATCCTAAGATCAAGGTTCGAACTGAAGAAGAGATCGAACATCGTGGTGGCTTCCTTGTTAAGTTCATGCGTGGGCACAGCCTGCGCTTCTATGACAAGGCACATCTTGCAGCATTCAATGCTGCAATGCGTGGAAGTGGTCATCGTGACGGTGCGTCCTTTCAGATCAACACTGATGGTCGTGCTCGTCTAGTTGATGAAAACAGTGGTCAAGTCGTCAACGCTCAGGGCATTCCGGAAGATATCCAGCATCTTGTTGCTCCGGTTATCGATGGTGGTGCTGCTGACGAAGACGGTGGTTTGTTCGATGGCGATGCGGGTGATGGCATCGAAGCATCGGTTGGAAAGGAGTAAGATAAATGGCTCAGGCTGTCGCTTCCTATTACCCCAAGGGTATTGATGTCTCTGTTCGCAGTTGCAGTTATGCAATTGATGCGGACATTGACAATGTCATGCACACTGCCGAATGGGTTGCTCCGCTCGCGCTGAGTGCTAATGGTCTTGCTGCATCGGTTGTTATGGTCAACGGCTCTGCTGTTACTGTAACCACGCTCGCTTCGGCTGCGTCTGCTACGGCCATCGGCAACTACGGACTCGTTCCCAATGACTCGCTTACTGTGCCGAGTGGATGGGGCCGCAATGTTACTGCCGTTGCGTCGGCGGCCAACACTCGCGTCCTGACTGTCACTGGTTATGATTACCTGGGACAGAAGATGCAGGAAACTTTGACCATGAACGGCACCACCACCGTTCAGGGCCTTAAGGCGTTCTTCTGGATCACTTCGCTGTCGTGGGCGTCGGACACCGATACCACGACCGTCAACGTCGGTTGGGGCAACAAGTTTGGCCTTCCGCTCGCTGGCGATGCGATGGTTCTTGAGATGAAGAACAACGCTGTTGCAGCTAACGCTGGCACCTTCACGGCTGCTCTTGCGGATGCCACTGCGGCTACTATCTCGAATGCTGACACTCGTGGCACTTACCTGCCTGCGACGGTCCTTCCAAATGGATCGAACAACTTCAAGGTTGTTTACTTCAAGCGTCGAGACAATCTCCACGGCAATGCTCAGTACTCGGCGTAGTTGCGTCCGCCGTTGAGTTGACCGTGTGGAGGGGACGGATCGTGAGTTTGTGTGTTCTCCACGATCCGTCCTTTCTCTCTAGGAGTTGTTCATGCCCGTAACAATAAATAGTCCACAGTATTGGGCCGATGATTATCTCAACCAACTCTTGAACGACGAATACTCTACAAAGATTGATCCTAGATTAGGCAAACTGATTCCCGGACAGATTGATCCAAATAGTGTCAACACCATTCCTGGCGGCGCACCTATGTTGAATAAAAATGATCCCAACAAAGCCCAAGGTGATTACGATTGGATAATGGAACTGTTGCGTTATGCAAACAAAGCGGGCATTAGTTGGGACGCACAAAGGAATATGCGCTAATGGCCTACTCCACTGTAGCAGACGCAATTACCCAAGTTGCCAGGAATATGTCTTTGGTCAATGGCCAAGGCATGACTCCTTATTCTCCAGAATTGATTGAATCATATCTCCACGGAGCGCACCAGTTCATTCGTGATGAGCAGGAGTGGCATGATTTCGACGGTGTTTATAATCGCACGCTAGATGGCTCCACAGGACTGATTACTGAGGGCATCACGGAAGTTAGTGATCCCAAGGAGATCATGAGGATTTATCATTCCTCGTCCATGACTCCGTTGCCCAAGGTGCCAATCTATAACAACAAGCAGGTCAGCACGACGCTGATTGGTTTCGAGTTCCTGACTCGTGAAGAGGACCCCGGACCAGCTTACAAACTCGTCCGCTTCTATCCTCTGATCTTGACTGGCGACGTGCGAATTGAAGCACACCGCACGTTTGATTTCACAGACCACGACACCGTCATCCCGGTTGATTGGTGGCTACATGTCTATCATGCAAGCTGGCAGTACGCATTGGATGATGGCACCAATCCAGGACAGATCGCTAAGTACGAGAACCTGTTCTCTACCCGTATGAAGCAAGTCAAGGAGAAGGAGAACAGCCAGCCTGTCTCTCTTGATCCTTATGCAGCAATCCCTGACATATGGTTTGAAGGCGATGATCCGTACTGGATCAGCTCTCGCTAAAGCCAACGTCCTTAAAGACGCCACGAGCCGAGACTTTCGTGGTGGTTTGGACGTTGCAGACAGCGAACTGAATCTCTCTAGCAAATACGCTAGAGAACTAAAGAACATGGTAATCGGTGTAGACGGATCGCTTCAGGTCCGTCAAGGCACTCGCTTGTTTGCAAATCTAGAACCTCTTACCGACTATCCAATTGTCAACGAACGCTACTTCATGACCAACATCATCAGTGTTGATGAAGTCGGTCAGATGTTCGCAACCAAGGGTGATGGCACTACTACTCGTATTTGGGATTCGTTGATTGCAACACATACCCGCTCAGGATTGTCTATCTGGGGAGATACTCGATTCGTCGGCTTTGAAGAGTTCGATGGCGAATTGATCGTTTACAATGGCAAGGACAAACCGATTGCCATTACATCTACTTTGTCGGTTGACTATCTAGCTGACAAAGCCACCGGCTCTAACGTCAATGTGCCTGTGGCTGGAGTTGCAACCAAACACGCTCGACACTTTATTTGGGCATCTGGTTCTTTGCTTATCGCATCGGAGCGTGATGCTTCTGGCACATATGCTGACGATCCAGGGGCTGTGTATGCAGGCACCTTTGATCTGTCTAGCTATGTGACTTCGGGAAGCACTGAAATCCTTGGCATGATGAGCTTCAAAGGCTTCTTGCTTGTCTACTTCCAAGAATGCATTGTGCCAGTTACTCTGGAAGAGACTACAGGAACCGATGCCGCGCTTGTCTTCAATGTCTCTCCGGACTCCATCATCGTAAACTACGGCACGGTTTCACAAAGGACGATCCAAGACATTGGAGAACAAGCTCTAGCACTGGATATCGTCGGAGTTGGTTCCTCTGCACTGACCAAGTTCACCAAGATTCTGTCTCCTGACCGGCCTTCTCGATTCATCGATAAGCTCTTGCAGAGGGCAATCAATGATCTAGACCTACCTACTCTCAAGGAACACGCATTCGCGCTCTTTGATCGTAAGTCCTCTACCTATATGGTGTTCTTGCCAAACACAACTTGGCATCCTCCAACCAAGAGCCGTGGCTTTGCGTATCGTTATCTACCTCAACTAGACGTAGCAGCGTGGAGCACGCTGGATGGCTGGAATTGGCGTTGTGGCACTCGATCCAGTGAGGGACGGATATTCTTGACGCCTATGAATAGCCGTCGTATCTACGTTCTTGGTGATGAAGTCAACGATCCCATTTATGCTGACTTCGTTGGAGAACAAGAGACCTTCTCTGATGGCACGACATTCACCGACGGCAAGGGTCTTACTCCAATTACCAGTCTGGCGACAAGTGGTGTTCCTATTAAGTGGGCATGGGAAATGCCGTGGAGTGATCTAAAGCATCGTGGCAATGTGAAGACGCTGCGTTACATCATTCCAGATACCGAAGGCAATCAGGCATTCACTGTTCAGGTCTTTGTAGATAACAAGTATGAAGTCCGTGATGGTGGTGAAGCTTGGAAAGACACCACTCTGTTCACTGATGGCACTGGATTTATTCGTTCAGAGCCTGAGCGCACTCCTGCTTTGGAGCTAGACTTCATTGGGAAGGATGCTGGTGGTTATGGCGTTCAGGCTTATGGGACCTCGCCGTTTGGTTCGGGCAACAACACAGCACAGCACGGACTGACACTCACACCCACCAAGATGATGTTGATGAAGCTGCGATTCTCTGGCTCTGCTATGGGTCCTTTGAAGTTCTCAGCCATAACCATCATGTACCAAGTGGGTTCTGTCCGACGCATGATTGTATAGAGAGGCAACTATGGCTAGTGAAATCAATCCAAATGTCATCATTGACGATCAGCCAGTGGACAAAGATGACCTGCGAGAGCAGTTGCAGATTGCGGCTAATGAAATCACTGCGTTGCAGAACCAAGTGACTTTGGCTCGACGTATGATGTACGATTCTAATCTGTTCGACACTATCTAGGAGACTGCAATGAGTGACAACTTTGGCGTTCTTGGTGAGGTTTCGGGCACTACAGTAAGCACGCATACTGCTTATACTTGCCCTGCTAATAAGGCGGCGAAGGTTCGTCTTATGGGCATTTGGCAGGCCGCCGCGAACAGTGATGTTGGTGTGTTGGTCAACGGTGTAGAGGTTGCTCGCACTGGTGCGATGACTGCTACACATTATGTCTTTACCAATGGAGGAGCGGGTCTTCTGTCTACTCCGGGTGCAAGCAAGCCGGATGGCACGACGGCGGGTAAGACTGTGCAGCCTGCCGATCCGATCTACTATCTTAGCGCCGGTGACACGATTCAATACACTGTTACAACGACTGCACTCACAGCAGGCAACCTGCAAGTGGTCGGCACTGAGATTGATCTAACCGCTTAGGATACCTAAGATGGCCGCAGACTCTTTCACTCCTAACCTGCATCTACGTAAGATTGCAGCGAATAGGATGAACTGGACAGACAGCCTGAACAACAACTTCACGATGCTGGACGCGCTTGTCTCGGCCTTCTTTGTTGTCAACAACTTGAAGGGGTCTTGGGAGAACGCGACAGTATATGCGGTTGATGATACAGTGGTAGATTCAACTACCGCTGTGATTTGGAAGTGTGTTGTTGCTCATACTAGTTCGTCTATCCCCACGACGTTCCTTGAGGACCGCACAAGCCATCCGACTTATTGGATCACGTACTCTGCGTCTGCAACGGCTCGTGGAGTTTGGCTTCCCGATACTGACTACAATCTCAATGACTTTGTGGTCAGTGGGCAGAAGTATGCCGTCTGTGTAGCTGCTCACACATCGGATGCTGATTTTGATAAGGATGTGGATTCTGGATATTGGTCTATTCTAGTAGACGGGACCACTATTGGTACCGGCACACTGCCGACGCCGGGTGGTTCGGGAGATGCCAATAAGTTTGCCGTCGTAGATAGCAGTGGATCAGGGTATACGATCATTGCTTCTACTCAGGTCTTGACTCTGCTTGGTGCCACTTCTCTTGGTATTGCATTGTTGCAAGCCAACTCTGCGTCGTCAGTACGAAGCACGCTTGATGCACAAGAACAGTCTCCAGAGCTAGACAACATTGCCGCATTGTCAACGACCTCGTTTGGTCGTGCGCTCCTCACTCTAGCTGACGCCGCTGCATTGCGTAGTACTGCCGCTCTGGGCACAATGGCGACAGAAACTGCGAGTGTGTATGCAAAGCTCGCCAGTCCGACATTTACTGGCTCACCAAAGGCAGTGACTAAGAGTATAGGAGATAACTCTACAAACATCGCCACGACTGCGTATGTAGATCGTCAGGTAGGACAGGAAGTCTATACCAGCGTCACGACGATGGCGACCGGCACCACGGCATTTCCTATTGACGATACCATCCCTCAGATTACAGAAGGCGATGAGTACGCTACTTTGGCTATTACTCCAAAGTCGGCTACTTCAAAGCTCGTCATCGATGTGAGCATTTCTGTGTCTTCATCTGGAGCGGACAACCCAATTGTTGCTCTGTTTCAAGATAGCACTGCGAACGCTTTGGCAGCTAGCATCACGAATATCTATGCGGCGGGTGCGGTAGAGAAGGTTTGGCTTCGTCATGAAATGACCAGTGGCACTATTAGTGCTACGACCTTTAGGGTCCGTGTTGGTACTACTGCTGCAAGAACCATCACAATCAATGGATCAGCGGGCGGCCGTCTGTTAGGAGGCGCGCTTGCTACCATCATCCGTATCCGAGAGATTCTCTAATCATGGATTCGACCGTGAAGATCGTCCCTCAGATTAGTTGGGGCAACATAGCCAGCATGATTGTCATTGTGGCAACCGTGTCTGTGCAGTGGGGCATCAGTGGTGCGCGATTAGCTGCTGCTGAAACAAGGATCGATAAAGTGGAGAAGCAGGCTGAGACAACTCAGATTGCTGTCCAGAATATCGACAAACAACTCGGCATCATCGACGAGAGACAGAAACACCAACTAAAACAATACGATGAAATGAGAAAGATTCTAGAAGGGATCAACGACAAACTTAAAGCTCAGAGCAACAACCGCAACTAGAGGACACACCATGCTCAATTGGATTCTCGCACGTGCTCGTGAGAAGAGCACTTGGACTGGACTGTTTACGGCTATCAGCGGCATCGGCCTTGTCAGCATCCCTGCCTCGACGCAAGAGCAAGTCATTGCCGCAGGTGTCGCTTTGGCGGGACTGGCTCAGGTCTTCTTCAAAGAGAACGGCTCTCGTTAACTAACCAATGTCTAGGGGTCCGTTCGATCCTGTGCGGGCCGCCTTTATCTTGGTAGCTGGAGTGATCGCTGTCCAATGCATTGTTGTATTAGCCGGAGTTGGGGCTTGTATCTATTGGAGCAAGGAGATTGCTCTCGGAGTAGCTTCTTGTCATTCAAGAGAACAACTCATGGAGATACTAACAAGTGCATTGGCAGCGGCTCTAGCATATGTCGCAAGCACTAGGACTAAGTAATGACGCAGCTAACAAAACACTTTGCTTTAAGTGAGTTCCTTTTCTCAGAGACAGCCTCTAGATTGGGAATCGACAACACACCGACCGACACTTATCGCAAGAACCTAGACAAACTCGCCGCTGTAATGGAGACAATTCGTGTACGCCTTGGACACCCTGTTATCATTACATCCGGCTACCGTTCGAGTGAACTTAACCAAGC